CGGTCGAATGTAACTAAGCCTACGTCGAACTTCCTACATAGATCTACGATCATTTGCCTTACTGATGAGAAGTTAATCTCTGCACCATTTCCGGCCTCCCAAGAATAGACAAGATCCACGTTTACTACAGGGAGTCTTTCGACTCCAACACTTGTCATTATTTCTTTGAAACCGGCACTATGAACTAGTGCCAATGCTGCTCTGTCTCGTTTTAAACCTAAGTCAACGTGTATGAAACGAACCTTGCCATCACTACCGTTGAACCAAGGCTTGAAGCTTCCATCTTCCTCGTCTATTGGATCATCATGGTGATTGAAAGCCTTTCTTACAAGATCAGGATCTCTAAAGAAAGCGTCTTCCATGTTGGGCGGTTCACACATGAATCTCGCTCTGGCTTCTATTGGATTTCTAATAAACTCCGATTCTAGATCTTCACGCTTGATTGTGGGATTAACTTCCCAAGTTGATGCTTTCTTGTACCAAGTCTTAGGCTCATTCTTCTCAACAGCAGAGTTAAATCTCTGCTGAATGAAGTCACCCTTATATCTTGGGAATGAAAGAAGAATAACCTTTCCAACTTCTGGGAATCTAGACATGACAGATAACTTACTCATGTTATAGATTGCGGAGGCTGACCCTTTGGATCTTGTTTCCCCCTTTAATTCAGCGTCTGTTTTGAATGCAGAGATCTCGTCTAGGATCACAGTCATAACTTCATAACCTTCCCATCCTTCACTTTCGGAGTGACCTGAGAAGCATCTAACTGGCCTTGAGAAGAAGAATATCTCTGAAACCCTAGGTTCAAATCCTACCTCATTGAAGAATGGTGACGACAGAAGTAAGTTCTTAAGTGGTTCAAAGAATACTCGCTGAGCCTGTTGAGCGTTTACCGCTAGGTTAAGTAGGTCAATATACACACCTGTAGCTTTCCCATAATACCCAAGAGGATCTCTCAAGCAATGAAGAAGATAAGAAGTATAAGCGATAGATATTCTCGCACAGTGGTCTTTGCCGCTGCCTTTCCCAAGCATGCATATGACCTCATTATCGGTGTAGTTCTTGTAGTATTCTTCTCCAGCTTCTTCTCCCATCAACTTTTGGAGAGTATGTTTCTTGAATATTTGAGTGCTATGTCTAACAATTTCAAGCTGAATTTCAGAAAGAGCGGGGAGGCCAAGATATTTTTTATCTTGAACAAAAACCTCAATTGGCACTGGTTCCGTGCTAAGCTCGTCTTGTTTCAAAAGCCTATCGAAATCAGAAAACTCAAGGTTCATTCCTAAAAAATCAGACATGCTATTTCTCCTTTAAAAATCAAAACTTTATCGGCGTATGCGAAAGTGACTGTCAAAGCTACTCAATAACTTCTGCATCCTGAATATCTTCATCAGGATCTTTCATTATTTCAAATGCAACAGCGAGTTCTCTTCTAACTTCTTCCGCAATAGATGGATGTTTAGCTATAACATCTCTTAATATTTTAGAAAGAATTTGATTAACATTCTCTGCTTTTTGCATTCGTGCAATATAGTCATTATCTGTAGATGTAGACGAACCAATAAGCTTGTGAAGCTGGGCCTTTTTAGAAGCAATATCCGATGCTAATTTAAGAGCTTGAATTCTGGCAGCAATCATTCCGTGATCTGTCGCAATAGAAACTGTTTCCCAAGCCTCTTTACTAATTTGATCAAACTCTTGCAAAGCCTTAATGGTATTAAACTGTATCTTTTCAAGAAAATAAGGATCGTCATCAGCTTGACGCTGCAATATAATCTTGTATTGTTCAATATATTCTTTTGCTTTATTTGTATTTATAGAAAGCAAACTGGCGATCTCATGATAAGAGTATCCCTTAACATGAAGAACGCCAGCATCTTCAATATCTTTCAATTGATCTAAAATAGATTTTTCTTTAAATGATTCTATATTTGACATAATCTGTTATTGTAATCTTTTACCACACTATCCCAACTCAAATTGTTATGGATATAATCAGAACCTTCAAGTGCTCTGTTTTTCTCTTTATGATAATTAGAAACTACATATAACATTTTATCACATAGATCATCAAAGTTTGGCAAAGCCCACTGTGTATTAGCATATATACCGACACGATCTGTATCACCAAGCTTGTAATCTAATGGTATTGATAGATGTGCGTATTCTTCACAAGCAGAGTAGTTGGTGCAGATTGTTGGAATACCCTTAGCAATACTTTGAAATGGCATCATTCCCCACCCCTCTCCGCTTGTGGGGTATATGAAACAATGCGCTTTTTCATAGAGTCTACTCAAATATTTTTCATTTACAATTCTATCAATAACAGTTATCTGAGGATGATTATATATTGAACCTAGAATCTCACCATCTTCACTCTTGAGCCTTGCATCAGGAGCGCCAATTGATTTTATAATCAAATGATAATTGCTGTCGCCCGCAAATAGCTTAAGGAAAGCATCGACAGCCATCTGAGTATTTTTTCTAGTCGATGGACTGCCCATATGCATAAATGTAAATGGGCCAGATGGAGTATCTTCATATTTATTGAAGATAGGATCTATACCAAGCTTAAAAGTTTGAACATTTTTATGCCCTGTAGATTCTCTAAATACACGACCACACCATTCGGATGTAGTCCATATTTCATCCATTTCAAGCATATAATTGACCCAACCGCTGGGAACTGATTCTGTTTCCCAATAAGTAAAGCCAATTTTATATTTACCCATTTGCCTATAGAAATCAGGCAAACAGTTATTTATGAGTATATCTGATGTAGACCAAGCTGAGTCTGGAAGATATATAAATGTCTCATCACTAAGGATCATTCCATCTTCAAGAGAGATGTGAACACCAGAAACTTGAGGCCCCGCACCGGAATCTGCTGCATCCTTGGAGTTAAGGACTTCAAATGCATTCCTATCCACTCTTGAAAATAAATTCAAGAATGCATAGCCATAACCATCATTCCTCAGTTGAATCGGGCAATACCAAGTTATGGTCTTTTTCATCTTCTACCTTGTAAATAATAAAATCGCCTGACTTAGCAAAAACAGTCATGGCTTCTTCTACTTTTGTTAAGTTAATCACATTTTTCCTTTCGGTGTGATGGAATCATATCACAAATTTTTAGATCAAATTTGGATATCAATGGTTATTATAAAAATTATTAGTCAGTTTTAAAAGCTAAATCAACACCAGCTTTTGCTGCTTCTTCTTTTAACTCATCCAAGCTATACCCATGTTCTTTTGTGAAGTGAACACGATAGTTAAACCAGCCCATAATTGCATTCCAAAACTTAGGATCAGTAGTATCCTTCAATTGCTTTAGTTCCTCAACAGGCAAAAGAAAACTAAGAACACCAAGAGGCATGTATACAGTTAAATCATTCTCACTATTTTCTTCTGCATACTGCTTGATCAAATTTTGATAGTCTTTAATAACTCTTTGCACAGGAGGCCCGCCATAGTAATCAATGCTTCCATTTTCATTCCGAATTCGTGGACAGAAATCATTCACGGTACTAATTGTGCCAAACGATCTACACACCAATGGTCTAAACCTATAAATCGTACAACCGCCTTTGTAGAAAGCACAATGACGCTCAGTATCCCCACCGGGTATCCAGCTTTCATCTTTCAATGCTTCTTTTAGATCATTTACGACAGACTCCATCCATTGATCAGCATATTCCTGACCTTTGTTTTCTAGATGAAGATAATACTCTTGACGTAAATTAAATGCAATATTAGCGCACTCAAGCATTGGTAAAACCAAACCAATCTTGCAACACTCTCCAGAGCCTAGACACTTATACTGAGTCTCATTCTGTCTGGCCTCAATAACTCTTACTTGATTGTAGACCATATCAAGCTGAGCGAACGTTGAAATATCTTTAAGTGAAACAGACCTTCTCACTTCTTACGACCTTTCTTTTTTAATTGATTTATCTTTCGCATTTCTCTTCTTTTTCTTTCTACCATTTCTTGCATTGGTGATTTAGGTTTTCTCATGGCAGTGTTCTTCAAGTTACGACCTTTACCTCTATATTTAAGAAGATCGTATTTCTTGACCCAGTTATATAAAGCCTGCGGTGTCACGCTGATGCCATAAGACTGCTGTAGGTGCTTACATATGTCAGTAAGATTCATACGTCGTTTGACGTACATCTCATACAGAAATTGTTTATCTTTGTAAGGCTCCATACCCATTAGTAATAGCATACCATAGACCTATACCTATTGCGTCACTAATGTCTGAATCTAAATCAGTTACTTGAAGATCTTTAAAATAAAAAGTTAAGATTTTCTTTACTCTATTTTTTCTTTCATCCACAAGTCGCTTCTGTATACCTTTTTCACCAAATTCTTTTTTGATTTTCTCTATCTCTGGCTTTGTAACATTTTTATAGCCTATGCCGGATTTCCATTTCAGAGGATTAACGTCCTGCACTGTCTCACAGAAATCATCTAACTCACCCCAAGTAAATCCTATTATATAAGACAATATCCTGCTAGCTTGAAAGTTTTGAATATAAACAGATTGTTCAATCACAGCATGGTTTGGGCTATATTTATTACAAATTTCAGGCATCTCTTTTTTGATAATATCAAATTTATTTGACATTTCTGGAGCATTCGTAAAATGAATTTTTCCATAGTCAACAATCTTTATGCTTTTTTTAGATATATCTAAAATACACCATGCTAGGGAATGAGAAGCAGGATCGACAGCAATTATTCTTGTGTCTTTTATCTGCGAGATAAGAGAAGAGATAGACATTAGAATTCTTCTCTCAGCTTTTTTTCATCCCAGCCCCAAGATGCCAAACGAGCTATGTATCTTTCTATTTTACATTTTTCACATATTTTTTCTTTGTTGTAGATAGAAAGAATAGTTGTGCAATTATTTGTTGCACAAACTCTTTTTTTAAATTTGTTTTTTTTATTAGTGTGATATTTATCTAATAATTTCTTATTAGTAAAAATTTTTCTGCATTCAGCAGAGCAATACACACCATTATAAGTTTTAGGCTCAAAAATTTTTGAGCATTCGTCATTTGCGCATTTTTTGCTATCAAAATGGGACGAATTCTTCTTTCTTTGCTCCATTCGTGTCGTTCCAGCAAAGAGAATATAAATCACATGATGAGCAATTCTTAGATGTAATCTTGTAAGGCTGCTCAGGAATTGTATCCTCTACGAAGTTTTTATAAAACTTCTCATATTTTTTAAATAGTTTATTAATAAACTCATCATCTCTATCTATAAGAATAGGAAGAATTGTTTGATTATTTTTATTTTCATATATAACAAATGCTTGTTGTAAATCAAGACACTTCATGTATATCTGAGCTTGCCTAAAGTGATCATCTTTTGGCTTGTTATATATTTTACGATACTCAAAACCTTCTGATGAAATTGATTTCAGCTCAATTAATTTAGGGCCATAAAAATCAATGACACCATCAGCAGTTCCTGTGATCGGAGGGCTATCCCACTTAACAGGAATTTCTTCCTCTAACAGAATGCCCATCTCTCTAAAGTATCCGTATAACCTCTCATGCACAGCATGGCCGTTATCAAAGATTCTGTAGGTCTGAGGACTAAAAGAGGGGGACATTTCGACCCCCTTGAAAAGGTAGAACCAATATCTTGCACATTGATTCGTATAACTTGGGTGGAATCCAACAACTTTCTTTACAATCTTTTCATTCCTATTTGTGAATGAAAGATCTATTTTTTCACAAAGTTCTTCACAGATTTGATCGTTAGTCTTAGGAATCTCTGGATCTGCTATTGGCTTATCTTTTGGTGTCTTAAGAGCAGTAAGTGCCTTCATCAGTTATTGCCCCTTACAATAATTTTAAGTACGTTAATATTTTCAGATAGAGCTTCGTACATAGTTTTCCAAATATCATTTACAAGCTTATCCTCCTCACTCATTATTTGCGACTTACGCTTAAACATTTGTGATTTTACAATCATCGTGGTTCGGTAAGCAGCAAGAATATTTGCATACTTAGCAGCTTGAGCACCAACATATGTATCAGGATTTTCAATAATATCTTGAACAATCCTCATGCACTCAATAAATTCTTCAGCCTTATCGCCCATATGCTTGGCAATCCAGTCTGGGTCTACTATAATGTCAGCCATATTAAATCTCTATTTCAAAGTCTTCAAATAGTTCGGATATTGTTTTTATTATTAAACTTGATACTATTGCTCCCGCTAATACGATTAGCATAAGTATCGTTATGGGCTTATTCATAGTCTGAATCCTTTATCAGATCTTTGAATACGTCCCAGTCAATTATAGCAACTTTGGTGTCGGAATCTTCACCCAGTACCACCGAAATGCAAGGATATTTATAATTAGATCTCCATGCATCTTTCCTCATTTTCAACCAAGCTGTGCGTGTTAAAGTAAAAGAAGATCCATTGTGCTTGTAGTCTACTACAAATTCATTTAACAATGCATCCCCCTTTCTGAAGCCCCTACCGGAATTCTTTACAGCGACAGCGTGGTCTTTCTTGATTTCTTCTTTTTCAGTTCGCTTCATTTTTCTTACCACCAAAATATGGAACAGCTAATTTTTCTCTAATCAATAAATCATTAAGAGCTTCACTGCCAGCTAATGGCTTAAGAGTAGCAAGAATCCTACCGTATTTTTCTGACTTATCTTTTACGGTACTAACAATAACTTCTGGATTTCTAGATACCCAGTCTTCTACAAACTTCTTAGAAATTTGACCTGACTTTTTAATATCTAGATTTCTGCTATGAATCTCTGGTGTATCAACACCTAGCAATCGTACTCTTGTTTTGTAAGATACTTCAAAACCCAAATCAATAAGAATATCCAAAGTATCCCCATCTATTACCTCTAATATTGTTGCTTTATATGTATATAATTCACTCATGTAATAATTATATCAGAGTGCAAGGACTGCATTTAAGATATCTTGGCTCTCCTGTTCACTTAGAATAATATTAGACATTCCATTCCATCGTGATTCGCCGTAGTTATACCAAGCACCTCGTCTTTGAATAATATTGCTCTCTATAGCAATATCAAGGAGTTCTCTCTCAATGTCAATATTTCCATCCTGAGGGAGAACATAGTAGTAGCCAGATGTGCCGATTGTAGGAAGCTGCTTAGTCTTTTCTATTGTCCAAGTTGCCCGCTGGGATAGAATCTTGCTTGATTCATCACGCTCCATCTCTTTTTGAGACATGGACAAGAATAGCTTAATAATATTATGCATATTGTGATGGACTGTATTGCCCATCTTTGCCTTAGTAACCGCATACATACCGCTCAAATCAATCGTTTGATGAGCGATGAATAGCATGATATTTTTTTCCTTGTGAAGATGATTCACAAGCTTTTGAAGGAAGTAGCCCTGAGATCTTGCCTGCAGCCCCATTGCCTTACCACCGTCAGGTTTGTCATAAAATTCTTCTTTGATAATGTTTGAAAGACTATCGAATAGAAAGATATGCTTCTCATCTGGATGGTTTAGATACCCGACAAGATTCTTCAGAATATCTTCAACTACAGTTGATTGAATGACAACAATATCATCAATGTTTA